GTTGTGTATGACGTACCAATGGCGGTTTGGGAGTTGGCGTTGGATAAGGTTTTAGTTATGCGTGATAGTGGCAAATTAGCCTTGCCGTTAAAAACACACGGTTATCTATTCGAGATTATTGTCACTGAACTGGCTAAATCCAACGCCGCAGAGACGCGATTAATCGCGCCGCTACAGACGACTCAAGCGGTCAAACCCTTATCAGCCACGGCGCAAGCCTTGGTTAATCTGGAAGCGCGTAAACGTAAGGGGGTGAGTAATGTGGTTGGATAATTTGATTTACGAAGGCATACAGCGACTGTTGATTCTACGTCTTAAAGATGCTCCTGCATTAGACACCATTGAGCTGCTTGCCGATACCTGGATACAGGTATTTAAAAGCAGAACAATTGCATGGGATGAGCCGCTAGATACCCCGCGTATCCGACAGGCGTTTTTAATCTGTGCAGGTAAGTTGGAATCATGGCCCGCACCTAAAGCCGTGCTGGAAAATTTACCACCTCGTCCTGAGCTTCTAAAAATCAGTCATGAAAAAACCTCTACCATGCCCGAGAATTTTAAAGCAATGCTGGCAGAAGAAATGGCGAAATCAACAGGCTTGAGTGATGAACAGCGGCTGGCGAGAAAAGCACAGGCGATGGAAGATTTACGGCGATTAACTAATCCATAACCAAACAACACACTGGAGTCCAAACTCATGAGTTGGACTCCTATAAAACAGGAAAACACGATGAGTATTAAAGACAGTTTAGAAAAAATCCGTAGTATTTTTAGAAAAAACTACGACACGATTTATATGAATGACATCAGCGATGAGTTGAATGATGACATTCCTGTATTAAAAGATGCCAAAGGGCGGTTATGTCCGTTGAATACCATCCACGCTGTTGACTTGGCACGACATGATTTGGTGACAGAACGGCTGAGAGCGGCAAAAGAACTGCGTGAGCAATTACGCGCTTTTAAAGAGCAAACCTTTAGTGACGTAGGGGCGTTTATTGAACTGAGTGCGGCTGAGTATGAAGTAAAAATGGGTGGTACTAAGGGCAATCTGGCATTGGTAAATCATGATGAAACGCTGAAACTGCGTATAGCGATTAGCGACCGCATTACTTTTGATGAACGCTTACAAGTGGCTAAACAGTTGTTTGATGAGTTAATTGCTGAACACAGCGCGGGGCTGGATGAAGTCATTGCGGTGTTGATTCAGGAGGTGTTTAAAGTCGATAAGGCCGGCAAGGTTGATGCGCGTAAAGTGCTGGATTTGCGCAAGTACAAAGTTAAGCATCCGAAGTGGGAAAAGGCGATGCAGGCGATTAATGACAGCATCAAGATTATGAGCAGTAAATCCTATATTCAGATGTACGAACGGGAAACGCCTAATGATGACTTTGTGTTGGTGTCTTTGGATTTGGCGAAGGTGTAGTGATGAAATACTCAAAAAAACGTGAAGAGTTGAATAAAACGGCTGATGAGATTGATCTGGAGATTAAGGAAGTCATTGTGCCTAAAGGCGGGCGTGGTGATACTGGGACGTTTCGACAAACGCTGGATGAGGTTGATACGCATCTGGAAGCCAGAAGAGTAGCAACGCTTTTTTAATCACTGTAGAGACGCGATTTATCGCGTCTCTATCTCGTAAAAGACGCGATGAATCGCGTCTCTACAGGATGATATTATGGCAATCAAAAAAATCATTAGCGGCAATCCAGACCCATACCGCAACAAAGAGCTGGCTAAAATCCACGCACTGAAAAAGAATCTGATGCTGGATGATGAAACCTATCGCGTGATGTTGGTCAATCAAACAGGGCTGGATTCATCGGCAAAACTGGACAGAGGACAACGGCTCACGGTGATTGCTTACTTGCAGTCACAATTGGGTAAGTCGCTGCACACGGGTAAACCGCATAATCTGGATAGCAATACACAATTGCAAAAGATTGAAGCATTGTTGACTGTACAAAAAAAGCCGTGGTCGTATGCCCACGCAATGGCGAAGCGTATGTATAAAAAAGACAATCTGGCATTTTGTGCGGTGTTTGAACTGCGCGGCATTATTACCGCGCTGAATGTCGGCGGTAAGCGTAAAGGCGGTAAGTGATGTCTAAATCAACTAAATACCCTGAGTCTCTAATCCGAATACGCGAGATTATTGTTGATGAGTTGAAAGAGCAGGGCATAACGCAAGAATTAGCTGAACATTCCGCCCATCATATCACCGAGGCTATTCGTACCGAATTTGGCGGTACTGCGCCATATATAGGCAAGGGTTTATTGTATGAATTAAGTCAACGTGATGCTGAAATATGGGCAAAGTTTAATGGTAAAAATCATCATGCACTGGTTAGCGAATATGGCATAACGATGGTTTGGCTGTATAAAATAATTAAACATCAACGACAGGCGATGATAAAAGACAAGCAAACAGACCTGTTTTAAGCCTGTTTACACAATCTATAAAGCCCCTTTAATGGGGCTTTTTTGTGTCGATTATAAACCGCTTTACTATTCGATTTATGTACACCTGATTATGATGCGGTAAACATTATACGACACGAGTTATTTATGACTTTTACGCTGGATACCTGGCAGATTATCACCATTATTTGTACATTGGTCGGGGCATTTGCAACGGTGGTTAAGTTTGCGATTAGCCACCTGTTGACGCTATTTAATGAGCGACGGTCGGCGGTGTCAGAACAGTCCGCCCTGACAACTGTAAAAATAGAACGAATAGAAACCGATCTTGATAATTTATATCGGGAGTTTTTAAAGTTTCAGACTGAATTATCAAATACTTACACCAAGCGCGAAGATTATGTGCAGGCAATCAGTGAAATGCGCTCAAAACTTGATGCTATCGCGTTTAATTATCAACGAGGAAACCCACAATGACTGTCGATCAACGCAAAATTCAGCGCGAGCTAGCGCGTTGGAGTATTTTGCTCACCCTGTATAACTCACGTCCTCTTTTCGCACAGGAAGAGATGGTTTTAACGGTGGTTAGAGCGGTTTATCCAGAATGCACGCGCCGTGAGGTAATCAATGAAATGGATTATTTGCATGGGCGTGATTTGATAGAAATGAAAAAACAACCCGATGGTCGTTACCATGCGCACATCTTGCGTTATGGCGTGGATATTGTTGAATACACCGTTGATTGTGAGCCTGGTATCGCAAGACCTGAGAAGTACGGCAATGAATAAGGTATTCGGTGTTTTAAAAGCAGGAAACACGGTAGAGAATCCTGAATTCTGGAAAAAGGTACAGCTCTACGTCACTATTGCAGGGTCGTTTGTGCCTGTTTTAGCAGTGTTTGTGCCTGTGTTTCAGGTGATTATCGATAAGGATGTTATAGCGCATACACTGTCGGCAGTGGCAGCGGTCAACGTTTATTTAACGATGGCGACGACGACTAAAATAGGTATTTAGATGCCCAGTCCTCCCAAAATTCAAACAGAGCTTTCAGACGCATTACGCGATGAGCTTGAGCAAAAGATTGTTGCCAATCATTTTGGTGGCTATAAAAGTCTGGAAAGCTGGTTAGCTGAAAAAGGCTATGCCATTAGTCATGCAGCAATCCATCGTCATGGTCAGGCAATGAAAGAACGCTTGCAGCGTAATGTTGCCAATGCCACACAGGCAACTCTGATTCTAAAAGAATGCCCTAAATACGATGATGGTCTGCTTATTTCTGCGACCTTGGCGTTAATTCAGTCTGAAATTTTTGGATTGATGAATACGATACAAAATCTGGATGAAGAAGAAACCGATGATCCTGAAAAACGGGCAAAGATGCTAAAAGATTTAACCATGTCGATAGTCAATATCGGTAAGGCAACCAGCTCGCAAAAGAAGTTTGAGACTGAGATTCGTCAACAGGAACGTGAGCAAGCCTTATCAGCAATGGCTAAAAGTGCAAAAGCCGAGGGCGTGAGTGATGAGACTATTTTGCGCATACGAACGGAAGTATTGGGATTTACGCAATGATAATGTTCCCGAAATCTGTTTCGGGAAGAGTCTGTTGTTTCTCGCGCAAAGGCGCAAAGACGCAAAGTTTTTTAATTTTTCCTTGGCGGCTTGGCGCGAGGCTAATAAATGGGTAATGCAAAGATAATTCCAGCCAGTAAAGGCTTATTTATCGCTGGTCAAGAGGTATGGATTAAGGATAATTCGCGTTTGAAACTCATGGAAAAAGCCCGACAAATCGGTATTAGTTGGTCTACGGCGTATAAAGCATCGGAGCGTACAGCAAGCACTGGGGCTAAGCATGACCAATGGGTATCGAGTCGTGATGATCTACAGGCACGCTTATTCATTGAAGACTGCAAAATGTGGGCAAAAGTCCTTAGTCTCGCTGCGCAGGATTTAGGCGAAGTCGTCATTGATGAAAAAAAGAAAATCACTGCCTATGTCCTACAGTTTGCCAGTGGTAAACGCATTCATTCCATGTCCAGCAATCCCGATGCGCAGGCTGGTAAACGCGGTGGGCGTATTTTAGACGAGTTCGCCTTGCATCCTGATCCCAGAAAGTTATGGTCAATTGCTTATCCTGGTATTACATGGGGTGGGGCTATGGAACTAATCAGTACTCATCGTGGCAGTCATAATTTCTTTAATCAATTAGTGCGTGAGGTGCGTGAAAATGGCAACCCTAAAAAAATTAGCCTACACAGGATTACATTACAAGACGCACTGGAGCAGGGCTTTTTGTACAAACTTCAACAAGCCTTACCCGAAAATGACGAACAGCAAGCAATGGATGAAGCCGATTATTTCGACTTCATTAAATCAGGCTGTGCCGATGCCGAATCGTTTGAGCAGGAATATATGTGCAATCCTGCTGATGATGATAGTGCTTTTCTTGAGTACGATTTAATTGCAGGTTGTGAGTATGGGGCTGCTGAGCAATGGGAATATGTGTTTGAAGATTTAAAGACCGCAAAAGGGACATTGATAGCGGGTATTGATATAGGTCGTAAAAACGATTTAACAGTCATTTGGGTATTGGAAAAATTGGGCGATACGCTCTATACCCGCATGGTGATTGAACTTAAAAACATGAGAAAAAGTGAGCAGGAGGCGGTGTTTTATCCGCTTTTGCCGTTTATGGAGCGGGTGTGTCTGGATTACACAGGCTTAGGTATAGGCTGGGGCGATGATGCTCAAGATAAGTTTGGCAAGTATCGCGTTGAGTGCGTGACATTTACTAATAGCGTTAAAGAGTCGATGGCATATAGCTTGCGTGGTGCATTTGAAGATAAGAAGTTACGCATACCATTCAAGCCTCAAATAAGAGCGGATTTAAGAGCTATCACCAAAACCACCACAGCGGCGGGGAATATTCGTTTTGCTGCTGAACGTACTGCTAATGGTCACAGTGATAGATTTTGGGCATTGGCATTGGCTAAACACGCAGCCAGTAGTGATGCGGCTGAGTATCGTTATATTCCTGTGTTGCCGATTAAAATTGGTGATGATGATAATCGTCAACGGACGATACGCACGACCGCTGGTTTTGCGCATTCAAAAAGGAGCTGGTAATGGCAATTGTGGATCAATTTGGTAAGCCGATTAAAGCGGCTAATCTATCCAAAGAATTAGGCAGACCCAGTTTAACGGGTGTGCGTCATACCTGGGGAACGGGAACAGTCAGTAATGGCTTAACGCCTCAACGCCTGGCGACAATCTTACAGGCGGCAGACTTGGGCGATCATCAAGCCTATTTATCACTTGCCGAGGAAATGGAAGAAAGGGACGCGCATTATGGCTCTGTGTTGCGTACCCGTAAGTTGGCGGTGTCTGGTTTGGATGTTACGGTTGAGTCTGCCAGTGATGATGCGCGTGATGTTGCTCTGGCAGATGCTATTCGTGAGCAAATAACCCGTATTGATGACAGTGGCGAAGTGACAGCGGCGGCTGGATTTAGCGATATGGTCGATGATTTGTTAGATGCGCTGGGTAAAGGTTTTTCTGTTGTGGAGATGGTTTGGCAGCGTGGTCAGATTTGGCAGCCTAAATTCGTATGGCGAGACCCGCATTTTTTTATGTGGGACAGAGAAACAGGCTCGGAGTTACGACTGCTTGATGAAGTGGATATGGTCAACGGTGTCGCGCTGGATAAGCATAAATTCATTGTTCATATTCCTAAAATTAAATCAGGTTTAACGTCACGTTCTGGCTTGGCTAGATTGTCGGCTATCTCGTATATGTGCAAAACGTGGACGATGAAAGACTGGATGGCGTTTGCGGATGTGTTTGGCTTGCCTTTGCGTGTCGGTAAGTATGGACGCGGTGCAACTGATGATGAAATCGATACCTTAGTCACTGCCATTAGTAATATTGCCAGTGATGCAGGTGCTGTGATTCCTGAGTCCATGAAAATTGAGTTTGTGCAGGCTTCAACCACAGGCGGTGGTACTGGCATTTTTAAAGAGCTGGCTGATTATCTGGATAGACAGGTTTCTAAAGCCGTTCTTGGTCAAACCATGACTTCTGATGATGGCAGCTCGCAGGCTCAAGCCAATGTCCATAATGAAGTACGGCTGGATATTGTTAAATCCGATGCCAAGCAGTTAAGTTCAACACTCAATCGCCACTTTGTTAAATCGTTTATCGATTTGAACTATGGGGTACAACAACGTTATCCGTCAGTGTGTGTTTATGTGCCTGATAACGAGGATTTAACGCTGTTGGTGACTGCACTGGAAAAACTGGTACCGCTGGGACTGGAAGTTGAACAGTCAGTGATTAGGGACAAGTTTGGTTTGCCTGATCCTAATCGTGATGCAGCGGGTAATAGCACGGGTAAATTATTGGGTGTGCAATCGGTTAGTCCGCCTGTTGTCGCAGCTAACCATGCCACGGCATTAAATAGCAGTGAGCCGCCAGCTAAGGATGATGTCGATTTGTTGGTTGATGAATCTTTGGGCGATTGGGAAAAAGTTATTGCGCCTGTATTAAATCCTATTCAAGAGTTAGCGGATAAGTCGAGTAGTTATGAAGAGTTTTTAACCAAGCTTACCGCATTAATGCAAACATTAACGCCTAGCGAATTCATTGAATCCTTGGCATTAGCAACATTTAAAGCGAGAGGATTAGGTGATGGGCAGTGATACTTATTGTACAAATTCTAATTGTTTAGTTCGGTCTGTGTGTTTGTGTGCTAAACAGGACAGGCATGATAAACGCAAGATTTATGGACAAGGGCAGTATTACGCACCTTGTCCTGATTTGAGAACAAACCAATGTGTTGATTCCACCGTTAAGGTGTCCTAATGGCGGGTGAGGTCTTTAAAAAGCCAATACCACAAGAGGCAATGGATTATTTTAACTCCAAGGATTTAAAGATCGGCTTTGATTATCGTGATGTGTGGCGAATGGAACACGCTTATAGTTTTACGGTTGCCAAGGCAATGACTACCGATATTTTAATCGATATTCAAACGGCTCTTGCTGAAGCAATTAAAAAAGGCAAAACATTCCAGCAGTTTCAAAAAGAACTCAGACCGATTTTAGAGCAAAAAGGCTGGTGGGGTGTGCAATCTATGATTGATCCATTGACAGGTAAAACAGTCGATGCACAACTGGGAAGTCCCAGGCGTTTAAAGACCATTTATGATGCCAATATCAGAACAGCACGCGCAGCGGGTAAATGGGATAGAATTCAACGTACAAAAGATGCCCTGCCCTATTTGCTGTATTCCTTAGGGCCTTCTGCACGTCATAGAGTAGCGCATGAGGCGATTAGTGGTACGCTGTTGTCTGCCGATGATCCGTTCTGGGGTATTTACTTTCCGCCCAATGGTTATGGCTGCAAGTGTTGGGTGCGACAAATCAGCCGTGCTGAATATGCTGATCTATCAGAAGACACAGACTATAAAACCGAATCACCACCCATTCAATATGAAAACTGGGTAAACAAACGCACAGGAGAAGTTGAGCGTGTACCCAAGGGTATTACACCAGGTTGGGATACTAATCCTGGTATGGTTAGACTGGCAGGGGTTGAAAAGAAAACCAATAGCGATTTAGCAGCGGCGATTTTATTTGCCGAATCGTTTGCACCAAAAACTGCCGCACCTAAATCTGTATCAACCAAGCCGATTGCTGATAATGATACGGGTATTGAATAATTGCGTTGTAAGCGGTTTTTACTGTTATTTCATATCAGTGTAGCCAAAAGCAAAAAACACCGCTAAAACACCTTTTAATACCCTTTTAATTTTGATGTCCACCCGCTATTCTCGCTGCTAATTTCCCCTGTTGAAATACAAACCTCGTTTTGTACGCCTGTAAATTATAAACCGCTTTACTATCCGATAATGTGCGATGGCTTTACGCTGTGGCACATGAAAAATAAAAACCACCTTACAAGTTTATGCCTCGTACTGTCTCAAACCAATGACGGTCATGTTCCCGACTGGGTAGAAGTTATTCCAGCGGGCGTTAATGTCAAAGGCTTGGACGGTCGGCAATGGCTTAATGACCAGCCGCAAGGCATTCTTAATCATTTCACTGAATTAAAACAGGCAGGTCGTGAGCTTGTTTTTGATTTTGAACATTCCACTGAATTAAAAGCCCCTAATGGCGATCAAGCCCCAGCGTCTGGTTGGGGTGTTGATATGCAGCAACGTGACAATGGCTCTATCTGGGTTAAGGTTGACTGGAATGAGTTAGGTAGAAATTCCATTGCGGGTAAGGAGTACCGCTATTTATCCCCTGTTTTAATCTACGAAAAAAGCACAAACCGAATCGTCGGTATTCAATCCGTGGCACTGACTAATAAAGCTAATTTATTAGTCGCGGCACTTAATCAACAAGAATCCATAACGGAGACACCTATGGACTTAGCAAAACTCTTAGCTGTTTTAGGGCTTGCAGCAACCGCAAACTTTGAAGACGCTATCAAGGCAATTAATGATTTAAAAGCCGCCGAAGAAACCAAAGAAGGCGAATTGGTAGTGGCGAATAACCGCGCTAATAATCCACCGTTGGACAAGTTTGTGCCGCGTAGTGATTACGATACTGCCTTGAATCAGGCGAGTGCGGCAACCCGCAAACTGGCTGAAATCGAGCAAAAACAACTGGCAGGTGAAATTGAAACCGTGATTAATCATGCGTTGGCAGCGGGAAAAATTACCCCTGCGACTAAAGAGTATCACGTTGCCAATTGTCAGCAGGCAGGTGGTCTGGAACGATTTAAAGCGTTTGTTGCCTCTGCGCCTGAAATCGGTGGTGCAAGTGGTTTAGGGGATAGAAAACCACCCGATCAGGACATTGCCCTGAATACCGAACAAAAGGCGATTGCTGATGTATTCGGCAACTCAGTTGAAGATATTAAAAAGTACGGAGCGGTCTAATTATGTCATTAGTAGAAGATAGAAATACACCATCCCAAGATGGCGAGCTGATTGTTGTCCCTGTTGCCACAGGCGTTAAGTGTTTTGCGGGTGGGATTGCCTGTGCAAACGCCTCTGGTTTTGCGACACCTGGTACGACCGCAACAGGCTTAACGTATCTGGGGCGGTTTGATGAATCAGTCGATAACACAACAGGTGCGAATGGCGCGGTTGATGCGATTGTCCGCCGTAAAAAAGCCTTTAAATGGAAAAACTCAGGGTCTGATCCAGTGACCCAAGCCAGTTTGGGTAAGGTGTGCTACATCGTTGATGATGAAACGGTGGCTGCGACATCGGCAACCAATACGCGCTCGGCAGCGGGTCACGTTGTTGAAATCAGTGCTGATGGCGTTTGGGTTGAATAAACCATCACTTCTTTATTAATTCGGAGTCACCCATGATAGTCAATGCCGCCTCATTAGCAGGCTTGTTCGTCAATTTAAAAACCACGTTTAACCGTGCGTTTACCACCACGGAAACGATTTGGGAAAAAATCGCTATGCGTGTCCCATCTACAGGGGCATATAACGATTACAAATGGCTGAAAAACTTTCCGCGTATGCGTCAATGGATTGGTGCGAAACATATTAAATCGCTGGAAGGCGATAACTATGTGATTAGAAACGATGACTGGGAAGTCACCGTTGAAGTTGATCGTAATGATATTGAAGATGATCAACTGGGGATTTATGCCCCACAAGCGCACAGCGCGGGTGATTCTGCCAAGCAATTACCCGATGAAATTGTCGGTGATTTAGCCAATGGCGTGTTTACCCTCAAGTGTTTTGACGGGCAGTTTATGTGCGATACCGATCATCCTGTTGGTGATGGCTTGGTTTCTAATAAAGGTGTGGCGGCGTTGTCTGTTGCTACCTTGGCAGCCGCGCAAGCGAGTTATGGTGCAGCGCGTACAGCCATGCGCAAATTTAAAGATGAAGAAGGTCGTCCATTAAATGTGCGACCAAAAATCTTAATGGTTTGCCCTGCTCTGGAAGATACTGCCAACGCGCTGATTAATACAGATCGTTTGGAAGATGGTAAGCCGAATCCATACAAAGGTACGGCAGAAGTGCTGGTGAATGATTACCTGACTTCTGATACCGCGTGGTTCTTGTTGGATACCTCTAAATCTGTTAAGCCGTTTATTTACCAAGAACGCAAAGCCCCTGTATTTGTATCACTGGTCGATATGAATTCCGATAATGTCTTTTTGAATAAAAAGTATTTGTTCGGTGCAGAAGCGCGTGCAGCAGGTGGTTATGGATTCTGGCAGTTGATTTGGGGATCAACAGGTACGGGTTAAACCATTAGTAGAGACGCGCACATCGCGTCTCTACATTCAATACATATAAGCGAGAACAATCATGGCTGAAAAGAAAACACCACCCGAAGATAATCCAGAAACGGATTCATTGCCGCCACTTTATATTCGTACCACAGGCGCAATTCGCTTTTGTCGTGCTGGGCAACGATTTGGACGCACAGCAAAAAAAATCACTGACTATACGCCTGAGCAATTAGCGGCGTGGCAAGCAGAAGATTATTTGATTATTGATACCGAGAAATAACGACTATGTACGCAACAGCACAAGACATTATTGACCGCTATACATTGAATGAACTGATTATCGCGGCTGATTTTAATGGCGATGGAGAGTATGACACTGTGCCAGTTGATAAGGCGTTGTTTGATGCGAGCGTTGAAATAGATGGTTGGTTGCTACATTGTTATGAGCTACCTATTGCCTTGCCGTTGACTGGGAAATTTACACAGCTAACGGCTATTTGCGTTGATATTGCAACCTATAGGCTAGGTTTTAATGTCCAAAAATCAACGGAAAAGAAAGACGAGTTTTATAAAGGTGCGTTGGCACGGCTAGGTATGTTATGCCCTAAAGCCAAGCAGATTATGAATGGTAAGGTGGAAGATTTGGGCGCGACAGGCAAAGCCAGAATAGTTGGCGCGGGGCGTGTGTTCAGTCGAAACAGTTTAAAGGATTCGTTTTAATGATGTTGCGATTTTTACTGACCGTGTTGGTTATTTTGGCATTGCCGTTTTTTGGCTTGTTGTGGTGGTTGTTTAGTGGTTTAGAGAAGGCTTATGCCTATCGGCAAAAACATCATGTCGCAAAATGAGCATGACGCGCTTTATGGCTTAGACATTGGTAGTTTATGGTGTCGTTCAGCCTGTCCTGATACCGTTTATCGTATCGTAAGATGTTGTGATGATACGGTTTATTGTTGCGTCAATAATGATGATGAGCTAACTGAGATGAGTGTTATGTACGCTATATTTTTATGGTGTTTTGAGCCTTATAACGGAGAGGGTGAGTAATATGCCAGTTGGAATACGGGTTCATTTAGATGAGGAGTCATTAAAACGCTTGCAAGCGAGATTACAGCGGATTAAACACGCGCCGATGGGCAGTTTGTTAGATAGTATTGCTGCTGAGGTTGCCAGTCAGACACAACGCAGGATTAGCACTGAAAAAACATCACCTGAAGGCGTACCGTGGAAAGCCTGGTCAGCACCTTATGCGGCAAAACGCGGTGCAGGTAAGTCATTGTTAATGAGTGAAGGCAATCTGGTCGATGATATTCAATTTCAGGTCTCAGGTAATGAGGCAATTGTTGGGTCATCATTGATTTATGCTGCAACGCACCAAATGGGCAGAGGCAAAATTCCTGCCCGTCCGTTTTTAGGTATCTCAGAAAGCAATGAAACCGCACTATTGCGGATTTTGGATCAATGGGCAGACGTGTT